CATTTCGGCGTGCAGTCCTCGCAGTCCGCGCCGCTAACGACCGTACCGTCCTGGAACGTGCACGCCCCGTCCTTGCACTCCGCCGTGACGGTCGAGCCGTCCTTCTTGGCGAGCGTGACCGTGCCGTTGGTCTTGTTCGCAATCGCGGACTTCAACGCGGCCAATCCTTCGTCCGTCAGCGAGCCGAGGAGCTTTTCAATGATGCCGGCGGCGCCGCCGGTTCCGGCCGCCCCGCCCGTGCCACGGTTGGTGATGCCGCCGCCCTGGGCGTAGTTGACATTGACATCGGGTTTGATGTCCAATGTCGGCGTCGCGGTCTGCGTCTCTGTGCTCCCGCTGGAATCTGCGGACGAAATCGCGCCGTCGCCGAACGTGAAGGGCACATTGATGGTTGCGCTCTTCACGCCCTCGCCCATGCCCACCTTCATCGTGATGTCATACGTCACGGTCGTGGCGCGGGACGCGGGCGTTGCGGTCGAGCAGCCGCAGACGGCGACGGCGCAGAGGCCGAGCACGAGCCACGCAAGCGCAAAGGCGATTGCCGCCATTATCGTATTCGGAAGTTCGTTCCTTTGGTAATTCATTTCTTCACCTTGCCTTTCAGCCTTTCCTTTACGGCCTTGGCCTTCGCCTTGACCCTTTCCTTGATCGGTTTCTTCGCCATGACTCACCTCACGCGAAGATCTTGTCGATGAACGCCTCGACGGTCGCGTCGGAGACGTACTTGTCCACGGCGGCGTCGCACTTGGAGTTGACCTGCTCCAGCTCGTCGGGGTCGATGCGCCCGTTGTCGGCGTAGCCGGTCAGGTAGACGCCGACCAGGTCGGACACGTCGTTTGCGATGCCGATCACCTTGGTCTTCGCCTCGTCCACCTCGACCTTGGCGAGGCTTTCGTTCGCGGCGTGGATTGCCGCCTTGAGCGTGTCCTTGGACACGTAGTGCTTCACGAACCACTTGATGAGTGTTTTCATGGTTGTCTTCTCTTGTTGACTTGTTGTTCACAAACCACGCGGACGGGCTAGGATGGAAAAATTGCCTTTCAAAGTCTGTCCGCGTTCCCGGCACTCGCCGGAAATCATTGCACGAGCGTCCTCCACGCGGTTATGCCCATCGCGACCGCCGCGCCGGCGAGAACCACCTTTGCCGTCCACACGAGGATCGTGCGCAGGGTCTCGCCCCATTTCTCCTTCTCCGTTACGAGGCGTTTGTCAAACCCGTTCATCCTTTCGCCGAAGTCATGGCCGAGGTTGGTGACGGCGACATTGATCTCGCGCATCGCCTCCGCGCCTTGCTTAAACCCCTCCTGGGTCTCGCTGCGCATCTTTCCCACGTCGTGCTCGACCTGGGACATGCGCCCCTCGATCTTCGTGACGCGCTCGTTCAAGCCGTCAAAGTCTGGCTTCCATTCGCACATCGCAGAACCCTCCTACACCATACCGCCCATGTCCAGCGCGAAGGTTGCGCCGGCATTCGCAGCCGGCCCCCCGCGCATCGACCTGTCCTTCGTCTCCGAGACAGCGTTCTCATAGGCGACCGCGCGCTGCCTGAACTGCTCCGCGTCCGTCCACGGCTTGCCCTGCATGGAGAACAGCCTTGCGAGGGCGCCGTCAACGAGCGCGTCTCCGTACCGCTGGAGAAACGCCTTCGGCGCGCGCTCCTCGCCGATGTGCGGGATTTCAACCGCCTCCACCCACATGCTCCAAGCGGAATGGAAGCGCGGCCTCTCGCCGGTCTCGACAGGAAGCGACCCGACGTTCACCCTGTCCTGCACCCACTCGACGTCCTGCGGGCCGATGCGGATGTCGTGGCGTATGCGATTCCACGACAGCTCCAAAACCGGCGGATCGCCGAACACGCGCCAACCGCCGACCTCTCTACGCGGAAGTCCCCATTCGACACGGGTTACGCAGTCAATCTCGCCGGAGAGAACAGGCGCAATCGGATAGCGCGTCACGCCGTTCTCGACTGGAATCCTCCGCCACGTCCGCAATGACGCGGAGCGGCGGCAGAACTCGCGGTACGCCCATTGGAGCGACTTCCGTATCAGAACGGCGTCGCAGCCGGGAAGCAGGTACACCATGTTCTCGGCGAGCGTCGGCACGGAGTCGAACTCCGGCCTCTCCCATTCTGTCGTGAAGTCGCCCATAGGATTTTACACCTCGTTACACCTTCGCGCCGGACTTCTTGATCGAGGACGCGGACTTCGCCTCCGGCCTCTGCATGAAATTGTCCACGCCGCCGACGTTCGTGTTGTCCTCCGTGGAGGCGTGCGGCTCGTTCGGCTTGCTGATTTCGATGAACGACACGGACGGGTTGATGTTAGACTGCTCCGCCGCGCCGACGTTCGTCACGTCGCTGCCGCCAGCGTCCTTCAGGTCGAACTTCGCCTTGCGTACATTGAGCCTGTCACGAAGGACGTCGTACTTCGCCCAGTCGAAGTTCGGGTCGTTGTTGCGCTTTGCGCGGACCGCGTTGGCGACGACCTCCCACGACAGCTCGCCGCGCTTCATGGCCTCGTGGATCTCGTCGTCGATCTCCACGTAGTTGACGTTCGTGGCGACGGCCTCGGAGTTGAACACCTCCCGCCCGTCGTTGAGGTTCATCGCGTATCTGCAACTCATCTGTTTTTTCCTTTCGTTGTGAATCGGTATACGGCGCGGAGGCGGGATCCGTCCTCCGCGCCGCCTTACGGCAGGTTGGCGTTAGCCCCTGACCGACTTCTCCTGCCACGGGTCGATGCCGGCCGCGTTCTGCTGCGGCTGCTCGACGACGCGGTAGGGAGACGTGACGACGTTCTCGAGGCCGTCGCCGTCGGGGACGAACCCGATGATGCCGACGCACAGGGAGCCCTGCGTACGGTCCGCGCTGCCGAGAGCGAGGAACGCGTTGAGCTTGCCCGTGGTCGCGTCAACGGCGTCGAACACGGCTGGGCCTCCAGTGATCGTCGCGGCGGATTCGGCGACAGTGCCGGCGTAACCGTTGAGAATCGTCTGACGCTTGTACGCGCTGTTGCTAGGAGTGAACGCCGCGCCGATGGTGACGTCGTTCCCGTTCACGGTGTCCGCGACCTTGAGCGTAATCGCCTCCGCCGCAGGGTACTTGCCGTTCTTGTCCTTGCCGGACTCGAAGAACGCGCCGATGGCCACGAACGACTTCGGGATGCCGAAAGCCGCCTGGTTGGCGCCTACCTCCGAGACGTCAAGCGGAGTGACCGAGAAGTCGAACTTGCGCTTGATGCACACGAGGCCGGGGTGGAACATCACTGGATCGGATGCGCCGGGCGCGCCGAAGAGCGTGTTTGCAGTTGATGTGGCTGCCATGATTTACCTTCTTTCTTGTTTGTGCGCGGGAGCGGGCTTCTCCGCCCCCGCGCGGTTTCGTTAGGCGGCGATCTTCACGTAGCCGACCGCGAAGCGCTCCGGGTACTGGAGGAACCAGTCGTACACCAGCTTGGAGCGCGAGAACGTGCCCCAGTAGTCGATGTCCGTGAGCTGGCGCTCGTCGACCATCATGTCCTCCGTGTACACGATCGCGCTCTTGTCGAGGAAGTAGACCGTGTAGACGGGGTTGCCGTCGCCGTCGTAGTTCACCGGCATCGCGTTGGAGACGTACACGTCGGCGCCGGAAATCTTGCCGAGCGTGTAGACGTCGCCACGGATGACGCTCTTCGCGTCGCCCATGCCGTCGGCCTTGACGAACTTCTCGTCCGCCTGAAGCGCGTCGGCCACCATGACGGGGCAGACGATCTTGAGGCCGGCGAGCGTGCTCGCGCCCTTGAACTGGCGCAGCGAGTTCACGCCGCGCTGGAGATAGCGGAGCGGACGGGCGCCGGGGGCTGCGGACGTGTCGGTGATCGTGCCGTCGGGGTAGAGCGTGACGGGCGTCCCGGCGGAGCCGAGCTTCACGTTGCGGGAGATGAAACCCGCCGCGTTGCCGGTGTTGAACGAGGCGACCTTGAGCGGGATGTCCGTGAATAACTCGGTCTCCTTGTCGTCGTTCATCGCGGCGATGGCCTCCTGCGTGATGGGGGCCTCGACGTCGAACGTGGCGATCTTCTTGTCCTCCATCTCGAAGTACAGGCCCCATGCGCGCTCGCGGCCCTTGATGAACCGCTCGTACGAGGACTTGGGAAGCTGGTACTTAGCCTTGTCGCCGGGCTTGGTGGCGTACGTCTCGATGATCGGGAGCACGGGGATTATAGCCTCAGTGGAGCCCTTCTCGAAATAGAAGTCGCCGTTCGTGGTGATTTCTGGGAGAAGCGACTTGTCGCGAAGGCGCTTCTTGAACTGCTTGGCAATCGTAGTGTGCCGGGTGCCGGGGAAAGAGATGTTCTGTCCCGCCACGAAACCAGGCGCGTTGTAGCCGATGGTGTTTGTGAGAATCATTTTGACGATCCTTTCCGTCAATCGACCCGGAGAGGAAGGGCGTTCGATTTACTTCACGCGCCCCTCCCTCTGGGCTTTTTCAATTTCGTCCGAAAGCCGCTTCATCCCTTCGCGGTCCCCACGGGCGCGGAGAATCTCGATCTCATCGTAGAGCTTGTCGATCTCGTCCCACGTGTAGGTCTTTCCGGGAGCCACGGCCACGGGTTTTCCGCCGCCGATGTTGCCGGGTTCGGGCGCGGCGGGCGCCGTTCCGCCGGAAGGAGGCTCAATGCCAAGTTCGCTCTTGAAGAAGTTCTTGACATGATAAGCAAGAATGTCGAAGTCGTACGCTGCAAGCGCCGCGTCGATCGAAGGGCCATGATACCTGCGGTAGTTCGTCCATGCGGCGAACTTGTCGCCTCCGGGGCCGATCTGCGCCGCCAGTCCGGGGAACTCGCGCTCGAAGCGCTCGTCGAGCTCGCGCTTGCGCCGCGCGCCGTCACGTTCGTCCCGCTCCGCGATCTTGGCCTTCAGCCTTTCGATCTCCTCGCGGCTGGACGCAACAGCGTCGGAAACGCGCCCGTTCACCATCTTGTCGATGATGCCGCGCTGCTCCTCGTCGATGCCTTGCCGCTCTTCGTCGGAAAGGTAGTCGCTCGGCTTGCGCGTCGTGCGCTCCGCAAGCTGCTTCTGGAGCTTTGCGTTCTCCTCGGCCAGCTTCTTGACGCGCCCCTGTTCGACTTTCGCCGATTCCAGCGCGTGCTGCGCCTCCTCGTACTTGGCCTTCCAGTCGGTCGTGTCGCCGTTAGGCGTCCCGCCCGAAAGCGCGTCGGTTATGGTCTTCTCTTCGCTCATCCTTGTCTTTCCTCCTCGTCGAGCCCTGATGCCTTTTCAGGGAATCGGCGTTGCCTCGGCGAGCCGCAAACAGGCGGAATCTCCGGGCGGTTGCTGTTTCTGTTATGGACCGGCCTCACGTGGAATCCCCCCGCGCTTGGGCGGTGGCGTCCGCCCGGCGCGCGGAAAGAGCCTCTTCGGCCTTGTCCGCGAAACTGTTGCAAAATCTGATCGTGGCGCGGCAGTCGGACTGGAAGTCCGCCGGCGCGCCTATCTGGCTGCACGCGTACCCCGCAAGGAACGCCTTCGCGCGCAGGAACGCGGCGAACGCCTCCAGCGCGGGCGGCGGCATCTTCGCCATCGCGTCGCGCTCCATCTGCACGAGCTGGGCCTCCGACATCATGCCACGGCCCTCCTTTCCTCGACGCCGCCCTGCGGCATCTCGACCTGCGGCGGCTGCGCGACTCCTGGAGGCGCGCCCTGCGCCTGCTGGCCGCTGTCGCCAATGCCCTCCGCCGGGACCGCCGCGCCCTGCTGCGCCTGCGCCTCCGCGACGGCGAGCTGCTTCAGCTCCTCGACGGCCTCCATGAACTTCATGCGCTGCTCGCTTGGCAGAATGTCGTCCGGGTTCACGTCCAGGTCCTTCAGCGACGGACGGAGCAGCGCAAGGACGCCCTTCGGCCCGATGAGCTGGAGCAGGAACTGGTTCGTGACGATCATGTTGAAGAGCTGCATCCGCGATTGGTCGCGCTGCACGCGCATGATGCGCCCGATGAGCCCGACCGGCAGAACAAACACGTCGCCCTTCAAGTCCATATCCGTGCCGTAGATCAGCTCCCAGTCGGCCGTGCGGCGGACTGCGGTGCGGATGAGGCTGTTGTCGAACGACGTAAGGACGGACTTCATGCCGCGCATCATGTGCTCGTTGAACTGTGCGAGGCCGCTCGACGTGCGGAGAGCGCCGCTCTGGCCAGCGCTCTGCCCCTCCGCGAAGCGCGGGATGCCGCTGTCGTTGTCGGCCTGCTGGTTCCACATGTCCCACTCGGCGACGAGCTCCCGAGCGCGCGACGGCACCTCGATAGTGCCCATAGGAACGCCGGAGGAGCCTCCGCCCGGGAACATCGGCTCGTCGAACATCACCGTCTTGTACGCCTTGAACATCGTCGCGGACGGAGACTTGTCGCGCAGAAGCGCTGAGTTGCGCACCCAGAACATCGGCCCCGTGCCGGCAAGGTCGAGGA